CGTAACAGAGTTTAAAGAGGGAATTACATCCATCATTGCCGAGGTTTATCGTTTGGCTATGCTGTTGGACAAAGTCGGTGGCGGTTACAAGTTATTTCGTGCCAATGTATACGGCGCGTTGTGGTTAAAAAACGACAGTGAAGCTGAGTTTAAAAAAAACGAAGTATATCGCGAACGCTACATGAAGTCTGAAAAAGCCCTCCAGGATATGGCTATGCGGGAGTCCGGGTTTAAACCTATGACAGCCGATATCGATAAGGCCATGCGCTCCGCGATTGATGGGAAAAAGCAGTATGAACAGACGGTCATATCGGTAGGTAACCGTGATGACGGCACATATCAGCTATTGAGATATTACCGTGAGCTTGGCGGCAAAAAAAAGCCCGATTATCAGCCCAACCCGGTCAGTGATGTCGATGATAAAGCAATAAAAAAGTTGGAAAAACTGCGCGAACAATGGACAAAAGTATCGCGCGATTTATCCTCTGATATTAATCAGAACGGTCTCGATGATTTTGGGAAAAAGATAGACGAAATAAACAATAAGGCCGCTGATTTATCCGACAAATACCGCAACGTACCCGGTGCGCTTGCAGAGATTACAACATGGGCTGAGACAGAGACCAACCAGGCATTTTCTGATCAATTATCAAAACAGCTTGCTGCGGATAACGCCGCAGGTAAAGCCCGCCTTAAAAACCGCGAAGATCTGGAAAAACGCATTACCGCAGTTAATGCCTCTGAGCTAAACATACGCCTCAATCAGGTCAGGGATGAGGCGGTCGAGCAGCAGAAATTGGCGGATGCGGCTTACGACCGCAGCAATCCGGAAGGCGCTCGGAACTATCAAGATGCGATTATCGCCATTGAAAAAGCGGCAACCGAAAAAAGAAAAAAGATCAACGCCGAATATTACAACGCTGTGCGCGAGGCCCAGATTAATGCCGAGCTGTCTGCGCTGGATCTGGCGGAAGCAGAGGGCGCTCGCAGGATAGACTCACTGGCGGAACGCATCCGCCTCATCAATGAACTGATTGATAGTGAAGAAGAGCATCTCAGCGGCATGCAAAAAACCGGCAACGAACAAGCCTGGCAGACGCAACTGGATAAGATCAATGCATATAAGCTCACCCTGGCTGGTTTAAA